AACTTTAATGCTTGTTGTTCAAGCTTTCCTAAATCTTTCCAAATTTCTATTTCTTCAGCAATCTCTTCTGTAGTACCATATCCTGTTGCAGATAAGTATTCTACAATAATTCTTTCTTGGTCACTTGGTTTTTTGACATTTAATTGTCTGTTCTCTTCTACTTGTGACAATGTAGCAAACATACCTTTTAAATCAGTCCCTCCATCTGCAACATATCTTGCTGCTATCTGAAGTTCTTGTGGCAAACTTTCAAAGAACTTTTTTGGAGTTTCTCTTCTTACTTCATTAGCTTTTTCTTCTAAGTTAGCTTGAATAAGCTCCTCCCAATCTTTAGCGGAATATTCCTCTAAAGGTTTATCATCATCAAAAGGAACAATCTTATCTTCTTTAATAAGCTTTGAGAAAACATCACTTATTCCCTCAATCTTTTTTCTTCCTCTCTTTTCTTTCTTTTCATCTTCTTCAGTTACTTCATCTATTGAATTAATAACCTCATCAATGTTAACTTCTTCTTTTACTTCCTCAGCTTTAACTTCTGGCTCAGATACTTCTGGCTCTACTGAGTCTTCTTTTTTTTCTTTAGCTTCAACTTTAGCATTTAAATCATCTTTGCCATCCTCATCCGGATCAGCAAATGAAAAATCAGCTTTACCTGAAGTACCAGAGAAAATATTTTTATTTGGTTTTTCTTCTTCTGGCAAAGTTACATCTGCTCCACTTGGTGCAGCAGAAAAAATTTCATCTAAATTAATATCTAAAGTTTCAACTTTGCTATTCACAGTTTCTGTTTTAGTACTCATAATATTTGTTGGTTTTAATATTAAACATCTATACATATATAATATAAGAATAATCTTTTTAATTAAACTTATAATATTTTAAAAAAAATAAAAGTTTTTAGCAGTATATAGCTAACGCTTATTTTTCTTTATCATTTTCTTTTGAAGACTGGACATCATATTTATTTTTGTTCTCTCTTGCAATATCCAGTTTAGTCTGTGCAATTTGTTTTTGAGCAGCAATCTTTTCTCTTTCAACATCTAGTCTACTGTTTTCCATAGCCATCTTACTAGAAGTCTTTTCTCTTTCTAAATTTAACTGATTATTATATCTAGTAGATTCTTTAATTTCATCCATAGCATCCTGATAATCAGAACGTTTATTCTCATTTATATCTACCATAGAACCATAACCAGCTGATCTAATCTCTGCCAATAAGATATTATTTTCTCTATCTTTTTGATTTTCTTCTATCTCAACTTGAAGTTTCATTTGCTCTTCTTGTTGCTTAGCTTGAATTTGTTGCTGTTGTAATTGTTGTTGTTGCTCCATTTCTTGTTGTCTCATCTTCATTTGTCTAGCTTCTGAGTCTTTTAAGATATCAGTAACTTCTGCAATTGAATCTGCTTTGACAATATTACCTAATTCATAGATGCTTGCACCTGTAGTATTATTTGTAAGAGCCATTTGTTTAAGATTTTCTAAAATAGCTCTATGATTAGTTTTAGTTGTTGCAAAAATATTAAAGTCTCTTAGTAATAAATCAGTACCATTTATCATAAAGTTTACTTTTTCTGCTTCTGAAGATATGTAACTTAATCTAACACTTGGATTACTACTGTAATAATACTGAGCTAGATCAGTTCTCATTTGATGTACTCTTGGCATCAGTTGATCTGAATGCTGTACAAAATACATCTCTGTTTGAGCATATGACTGTTGCATAGCTTGAACTACACCTGTTGCTGTTTGAGCAGATACAGCCCCTCCTAAACGCTGTGGGTTAACACCTATTGCATCAAAACACTGTTGTTTAAAATAATTAGCAAGTTGAATTCTAGACATTAATCTATTAGTCTGCTCTAGATTAAGAGTTTGATAATGATTAAAGTTAGTGGCATTCTCAGTATTAGTAATAGATGTATCAAGAGGTAGCATCTGGAAATCTTTCATTGCAACCCATGCTTTAGCATAATTATTTTTACCCCAGTCTTCTCCCATAGAGTGACGTGGTAAAGCATTTTGATCAAACATTATTACTGTTCCTAATTCATCTATGAGAATGTCAGCAATCTGGTTGTTAACCATATTGTATCCAACTTGATATGCTTTCATTAAATCTACAAGTGATGTAGATCTGGTATTTCTATCTGAGAATACTCTACCTTCAACAGGAAGTTTACATCCATAAAGTGTATTATTACCCTTGAATTGGAATGGTAATCTTCCAGGTTTAGTTCTATTTATACCTACATATATTGGGTTTATATTATCTCCCATAGTAGATCTCCACATAGCAGGTAAGTTTGGTCCAATTTTAACACCACCCCAAACTTCATTAATCCATATCCAGTCTATGTGCTCTCCTTGTAATAAATTCTCTTTTGTTTTATTCTTAAAGATAGATGTATCATATATAGGTTTTTCTGTAACTTTAAAAGTTTCATCAATTATTTCTTGAGTTACAGAACCATCTAATTCTATTTTAGTTAGATGCCCAACTCTTCTCTGAGTTTTCCAATATATTGTAGATACTCTCATTAAATTACCTTCATCTAATGGAGTCATATCTTCACTTTGATCTAGTATCTCACTTAGAATATCACCACCTACACCAGGATTATTCCAATAGTTACTTGTGTATTGTCTATATGCAAGACCTGGCATATTTGTATTCCATTCATGTGATCTTGTTGCATCATAATAAGCACCATCATTTTGATACCCATTAACTTGATACTGTGCTGATCTAGCAGGATAAATTTTCTGTAATGACTTTAATTGTTTTTCATTCATCAAATATCCATATCTGTCAATAACGTCAGCTACAGTCATTAAATCAACCTTACCACAATAATTTGAATCAGCAATGTATCTTTGATCAGGAGACTTTTGATAAAAAGTTAAAATAGGATTCCATAACTCTACATCATAATCATCTTCAAGCATACGGAAATGCCAAAACTCTCTATCAGAAATAAGCATATCTCTAAATGCTCTTTCTTCTAACTCTTGCATATGAAATCTTTCTTCATCCACAGCAAGCTGATGAGAAGCCCATTCTTCAACCATACTTCTATAATCCTTAGAAAAGAAGTCTTCTATCTCAGGTAATGTTTTAACATTTTCAGGCTGTAATTGTGCTTGTGCTTCTTTAGATCCTGGGTCCATACCCATCTCAATCATCTTTAATAAAAGATTAGCTTCTGCATCTGCAAGTAATGATTCCTCAATCTGCATTCTTTTTTCTTCTAACATCTCATTATAAGATGTATCATCTACAGCTCTGAATTGTACTTTAGAATATCTTTTAGCAAACTCACCAGTTAATACATTAATGACATTAGGAATAATAGGATAAAATTTTAATTCTAGAGCAGAGTCATTTTCTTGTGTTAATACATCCATTAACTCTTTGTAGTCATTATCTGGTTCTACTATGTAATCACTTTTATCAATTACACCTTTAGCTAACTTATAATTTTTAAGTAAACGTCTAGCATTAATTCTTAAAAATTCTATACCTTGTAACTCCAACCAATCTAGATTCCAAGCTGCCCAGTCATCTGTTTTCTTTGAATAAGGTAAAAACTGAGTTGGTTGTGTAAGACTAGAAAAAGTAGGCCCGCTCTCAGCTTTGGCACCATTTTTCATTTGCATTGCATTTAATACTCTCATCTAGATTCTTTTTGGCTATTTAATATTTTTAAAACCAGACCTTCTTATTTTTTGACCACCCAATCTTCTATTACGGCCTATATTCTTAAACGCACTGGTATACTTTAATTTACTTATTTTTTCTGAATTTACCAAAGAATCACTCTCTGATTCACGCCTTTTAGCATATCCTCTATTAGATTGCTGTATTTTTACAAACGCAACAAGTGCACCAAAGGTTACAAGTCTATCCACGTTGAGTCCAGGGTAGTATGCTAGCATTTCTTTTATAAGCATTGGATCTGGTATTCTTTCAACCCCTAATGTTTGTGTCATCACATTACCTTCATCATCTAATTCTTCATCAATTACTTCTCTAATAAATTCTATGGCATATGATATCAAATGACTTTTAAATAATGTACCTGTATTCTTCCAACCATATTCTTGATATACAGTTCTATTTGAACCAAGATCTTTTAAAAATAAAATCTGTTGTTTTGGTACAAGATATCTCTGCTTTTTTCTTGCTATCATATGCTGAATAAAAAGAGATATATTGTTTTCTACAATAGTCCAAGCATTATACCATTCTATAATTAATTCTAATCTTTCATGTGTTTTATTTATGTCATCAAATCTACCACACCATGATGCTACAATTTTATCTTTCTCAATAAACTGCTCTACATCTCCAGCTTCATTTGTTCTAGTTACTTCTGTTGCATTTTTATATACAATAATACTACACAATGAATCTGATGTTGTTGTTTTACCTTCTGACACAGGGTCAATTGATGCATAGTATTGACCAAATTCAGGACGTTTAGTAGCAGGTCTTTCCCATACTACTATAGATCCAGTTTTATCTAGTTGTTTTTTATTTACAGGAAAGTCTGATATAGGAAGTTTATTAGTTCTTTTTGCAATAATACCTTCTTGTTCTCTATCTAATTCTATAAGTTCATAAGGATATTCTTTCTCTTCTATCTTTTTCATTTGTTTAGAAAGTATACCCTGCGGGAACACAGATGCTTTTCTATAAGCAAATGCTTCTGCAATATTTAAAGGCTTCTGAGATATTCTTAATTGATACTGTTCTGGACCTAATTCAGCCTTCCACCTTTCTCTTTCTCTAATAATAGCTTCTATAGCTTCTTCTATTTGAGAGTTACCAAATGAATCAATATAAGGGGGCATAGACCATTGTTCTGGTATAAATAGTCCTGCCATACCAATAGTACCATCTGCGTCTATAAGATTAGTTTCTACGGCATATATGTCATTTGATGTAGGATTCATTATCATTTCTTTTAATGGACCACATTGTTCCAAATCACCCACTGATCCAGCTGCTATAAACATACCAGTTGTCATCATACCAGAAGACATTGCAGGACGTAAGTATTCATATGTCTGCATCATCTTTGGAGCAATACCTGCCTCCTCATGAAAGAAATAAGTTGTTGGTCCACCTACACCTGAAGTTGCATTCTTTTCAAAAGATGCACCTTGTATTTTAGATTTAAGACCTCTAGATGTTTTTCTGTTTCCTACTTTAACTTCTATCTGCTGTTGCCATAGTAAAACTTTTTCAGGATTACTTGGTCTATACCATGCAGTATGTTCATTAAGAAATGTTTTATATTCTTCAAGAAACTTCCAAGAACCCTTGTCATTTATATAATCTTTTAATGATGCACCAATTTTACACGTACTACCTTCTTCAAACCAATAAGTATTTATTATCTTACCCATATGAAAGTAAGATGATGCAATCTGACGTTTCTTTAAAATTGCAGAGTGTTGATTATTTAGTTCTGCAAGCAGCTCATATAAAGCCATATGATATTGAGCATCTCTAACTTTAGCAAAACCATACTTCTTTTCTTCTTTATCAAAGATGGGTAAGAAGTTTAACCACATGTAATAATCTCTAGTTAAATACCATACTTTATCTTTATTTTTATATATAACACCATTTCTACATTTATTTTTTTGATCATCCCAATATGTCATAAAATCTTTTGACCTAAATGGTGCTGTACAGTATAAACCTTCTTCATTAAATTTTCTTGCCTCTTGATTAAATATTAAGCTTGTTTCATCAAACTCATATTTACCTGGCTCTTTAAATATATCAAAAACAAATTCATGGAATACCCCTTCATCATCAAATGAAGTAGTAGTCCATGAACCATTTTCATATGTAGGTATAATCCTACTCATACCTTATGATAGCAAATACATCACCTGCTTGAAGTAATAAATGTTCTTCTCCTTCATGCTTCATAGGTGTAGGCATTGCATGTTCTGCGTATTGAACTACATCACCTACTTGTATTTCTTCTACCTCAGCACCAACACCAACAACAGTACCTTTAAACTCTTTTTTTTGAGCTACTTCTGGAATAATTATTCCTGATGCTGTTTTAGTTTCTGCTGCTTTTCTTTTGATTAGTAGTCTTTTACCTACTGGAATTATTATCTGTCTCATATTATATAATTTTACCAAGATCCACTACCACCAAATGCTCCTAGACCTTCACCTATTCCTGCAGCTGATGCATTACCACTTGTTCCCCAAGTTACTTGACATACACCACCATCTTCTGCACCAAATGCAACACCAAATGTTGTAGCCTTTAACAATGTGTCTTGATTACCATAGTAGATAACACCTTCACATGTAAGATCACCTACACCTACTCCTCCTGATCCTCCTTGGAATTCATAAGAGTTTGTGCCATCATTGAACTCTACAGTTACGTGTGCATAAAATAAAAATCCTTCCACAGTAATTGTACAAGGATGACTAATAACACCATCCATGTCTTGTGTAAAACTTTGAGTAGGACGCATGTCTAATACTCTTTGATTACCATCAGAATCTGGTGTGTTAGGATTGATACCGTGAGCAGCAAACCATTTTTCTGCTCTTTCTCTTTTTTGTTTTTTGTTCATAATTTTGATTTATTTGTTATTCCATTTTACATCATTGCCTAGTTCTATTAATAAACTTTCGTATTGATCTTTAGATATTACACCCACTTGTCGGTGTACTTCTTTTCCATCAACTTTAAATATCATTAATGGAACACTTCTAACACTGTGCTCCTTAGCTAACTCCATATCTTTATCAATATCTACATTAGTTATACCTGGGACACCTGCTAAATTACCAGCTAACACTCTACAAGGTCCACACCAAGTAGCGCTGAATTTTAATACTTCAATCATGACAGATTATATTTTTTTAATAAATGATTCCTTATTTTATTGATCTCATCATACCTATAGATATCTGCCTCTACGTTAGCATGCTCATCAGCTGTCAAAAGTATGATATTTTCTTTAAGATTCCTAAATTGTGGATACTTACTTTTGGGAAGTATGTGATGAAAATACAAACTTAGTGCCTCTTTACCTAGATATGTACCACTAACTTCAGACTTGTGAGGTCTTTCTTTCCATATCTCTTTGAATGTTATGTGATCTGTATTTGGTTGGGATTTACCAACACTAACTCTGGATTTCTTAGTTAGTGTTGGTGTCTTAAATCCCCTGTTGCCAGACAGTTTTTTTCTAGGTTTATGTTTGAAGCAGTATTCAGA